AGATTGCTAAGTTAGAAAACGAATCTGGCACATCAAGCACAGAAGACGGAGAGTCACTAACTGGCAAAGCTAATATGGATGATAATATTGAAAAAGAATTAGCAGAACTAGAGAATGCTAAACCTACTTATGTTGAAAACATACCAGGAAAGGCAATACCTAACGTTGATCCTGCTGATTCAAAAAGAGGTAAACTTAAATTACTGATTGCTATGAAAGCGATAGAGGCAGTTAAAGAATTAGAAGCAGCTGTAACTTTAGAACAACAAATGAATATTCAACGTAGGTTACTAGCACTTATAAGTTTTGTACCGGATTTTAACAACTATAGCAAAGAAGAGAACATAGACTTAGCAAACTTTTATCCACCAAAACCCACTGTAGATCACGCATTTGCTAGATGGTTTTTAAACGATCCTAACTTCAAAGCAATGGAAGATTTACAATATACAGGATTAAAATAATGTTGTGGGTTATTGTGATAATTTTCACTTCATTTTTTATGTTTATTGTTTTTGTAGGTGCGTGGATGTATGAATCTATTGATTATATAAAAGAACCAAAAGAAACAGAATTAGAGAAAAAAATAAAAGAATTAAAGGAGAGATATAAATGGCTGAGATCGAATATGGAGGGATCAAAATTGGAGGATCCAAACTACTCCTCATATTACCGCTAGTTGGAACACTAGGAGGAGCACTATGGGGAGGTTTTGAATTTTATAAAGATTATACGAATATGCGGGAAAAAATAGAATCTTATGAAGCCCCTGATCTTGAAGGCATAAGGACTAATATGGCTGTAATGAAAGAACATCAAAAAACTGTAGAATCCCACATGGAATTTGTAGAAAAAGAGCTTAAACTTTTTAAACAAGAATTTAAAAATGTACGAAATGGTTTGCAAGATACGACTGACTATTTAAGAGACACTAAACACGATTTAAAAGATGAGCTTGTAAGGGCTGAAAAGATTATGGATAAAATTGATAATGATATTACAGCAGTCGAAGATAAAGCAGAAGAACTTATGGATAGGACTAAAAGCTCTACTCGTTCCATGATTGATGATGCCAACAACAGGTTTAATGATAAGATTGATGGTATGGAGGGGTATGTTAAAAGAGAGTTGACTAATTTAGAAAGAGAATTAAATAACAAGTTAACAAAAGCATTGGACAACCCTCTAGCAAATAGATAAAATTTGATATGGCTGAAAAACGTAAAAAACCAAAAATTAACTATGCTGCGCTACTACGCAAACATAAATCTGGACGCTCAATCGGATCTACAAACCGAGCTAGACTTGTAGCACGGGGAATGTTACCCCGTAAATCAGGGTCACATAAGGGAAAGAAAATAGATCTTGGAAAAAGAGGAAAATCTTAAAAGGAGAAAGAAATGGGTAAAAAAGCACCAATAATGAACGGAAGTAAAATGAAGGGTCAGCGTAAAACTGACGGATTAACACCTGCACAAAAGAAACTACCACCAGCACTTCAAGCTGCTATCCTTAAAAAAATGAAATCTAAATAAATTTAGGAGTTCCCCTATGGAATTAAAAAAAGCTGCACTTATGGCTAATTTTTCTAAAATAGCATATTCAGATCAGCAAGCATGTCGTGATCAACTAATAAATTTAGGCTACGGTGAGTTTGCTTGGTTTGATAATGAAGGTACTCAAGCATTTGCTTGTAGAAAAAGTAATGCAAATGATATTTTTATCGTATTTAGAGGAACAGAGCCTAATCAAATGAAAGATATCTTAGCTGATGTTAAAGCTTGGAGAAAACCTGCACGAGAAAAGGGTTTAATCCATTTTGGGTTTGCACAAGCTATAGATAAAGTCTATGATAATATTGTTCATTGGATAAATGAACAAAAACTTGACGGTGAACGCAATATTACGTGTACGGGTCACTCACTCGGAGCTGCATTAGCTACTATCATGGCAAGTCGGTTAGACGCCAACGAACTTTACACTTTTGGTTCCCCCCGCATAGGTAATCGCGCTTTCGTCAAAGAAATGAATAACGATGGAATTAAACATTATCGTTTTGTTAATAACAATGATATTGTTACTAAAGTTCCATTTCCAATAAGATTTGTCCATCATGGTGAGTTAGTTTATATAAACCATTTTGGAAATATTAGAAAAATGTCTCCTTGGCAAAGATTTAAAGACCAGTGGAGAGGACGCATGCGTGCCTTATCTAAGGGACAGCCTTTCGATGGTATCTTTGATCATTCAGTAGATTTATACTACCAAAAAGTAGAAAATGTCTTTATACAGAGCCCGAAGTAAATGTCCAATATGTTCACAAGAAGAAGAAGTTTGGTTCCAAAACGGTAAAATTGAACCTCTTGATATTGTAGAATGCCCCAAATGCTCACAACTGTATGAGCCTCACAATTTTATATCCACGTTTCTTGATCTAAGACAAAATTCAACTATATCTTCTAATTATGCTGTAATGACAACTACTCTGTAGTTGCTCAATGCTTAAAAATTTACTATATTAAAGTATGTTTTAAACAAGGAGGCAGTTATGGCTAAAAAACGTCAACGTAAACAGCAAGTATCAAAAGGTGTTACTCACCACAACCCCACTCGTCTTGGGAACCGTATTCGTAAATCTATGCTTATTGACTATAGAGGGTCAGACGTAGAAAGTGCTAATAAGATTAAAGCTTGGCGTGCTGGTAAAAACGTTATGCTTACCATCCAAAATCCCGATAAAAAGAACACTAAAGAACGTATGATTCGAGTTCCGGCAGTTGATGTTTGGGGCTTTCCACGTCAAGCAAATTTACGTATGCGATAATGACTGAATTTAGTGACGGAATATTTAACGTAATCAAACAGAGTAGTGCTGCTCTTGCAGTTATATATACACTAGGTCATATAGTTATTGCAATGACTGTTGTAAGTCTTATGACGGGCGCAAGTATATGGGAAGCAGGAGCAGTCGCACTTGTAGAACCTGCAATCAACGGGGGTTGGTTTTATGTACTACATAAAACCTGGAGTAACTTTAAGTGAATGACAAAAACTGATCACAGACGGCTGAAAGAAATTCAGAACAAGCTTGTTAAGCACATAGAGTCAGAACTAAATGATGATGAAGATTTTATGTATGTAGCTACTATGCTACTTAAACACTCAGTAGTTCTGTATAGAACGTTTTTAACAGATGAACAGATATGTAAGATGTTAGACTACGTAGGCAAAACAATGAGTGAGGCAACCCATAATTTAGATAATTATGTAGACACAGACAATAAACCCCCAACAATGCACTAAGAGGAACAATTTTATGGAATTTATGTGGGCTGTTTACTTAACCACTTGTTTAGGAACAACTTGTGTATCTCAAGAAGTTCAGCGGTATGATCCTCCTATGGCTAAAGTAAAATGTGAACAAATGCTTTTAATTTACCAATCAATACCAGCAGATGGACATTGGGACACTATTGAGTGGATTTGTAAACCTGTAGGAAGTGAGGGAGCATAATGCCAGAAGGTCCCGAGTGTACTAGAACTTGTCGTCAGCTTGATCGTGCTTCACGCGGTAAATCTTTAGTTAATCTTAACTTTATTTCTGGTAGATATGTTAAAAACTTACCTACTGGGTTTGCTGACTTTTATATAGCTCTTGAAGAACAAAACCTGCCTATAAGAGGGGTATTTAACAAAGGAAAGTTTATTTGGTGGGAGTTTGGTGATCTATTACCTATTTGTTATATGTATACTACACTAGGTATGACTGGTAATTTTAAATTTCAACCTTCAAAACACACCAGAATCGGGTTTTATTTTGATGATGATTCTTCTATTTATTACAATGATCAGCGTAATTTTGGCACTATTAAGTTTGTTTTTGATACTGCAGAACATGATAAGAAACTTAGAAGCATCGGACCTGATATGCTCAATAATCCTTGTACTTTGTCTGATTTTATTGATATATCAAGCCGTAACCCTAGTTGGACAGTTGTAAAATGGTTGATGGATCAGAGTAAGATTTCTGGTGTGGGTAACATTTATAAATCAGAATCTTTATTTTTAGCAGGAATCGCACCCCACAGACTAGTGGGGTCTTTAGATGGAGAAGAGCTTGAAAAACTTTATCATGCAATTTGTCAGGTGCTTTCAGCATCGTATGAGTCCGGGGGTGCAACTATTCGTAATTATTCTGATTTATATAATAATCATGG